ATTACCGAGACGCAGACCAATGCCATTATTGTTGCTTCCATGGGTACCTTTTCTACTGGTATTAATATTCGTAATCTTCATAACATTGTCTTTGCTAGTCCATCTAAAAGTCAAATTAGAGTCCTTCAGTCAATAGGTAGAGGATTAAGAAAATCTGTTAATGGTAAACCTACTACAATATATGATGTTGCAGACGATTTACATTGGAAGAGTAGAAAGAACTATACACTACAACACGCAGCAGAACGCATAAAAATTTATAGTAAGGAAAGATTTTCGTACAAAGTTTACGATATAAATATATAGTATGATCATAAGACAATTTAAATTACTTAATGGTGACGATATAATTGCTGTAATGCAAACTAAGAATGTCGACAATTATATTATAGAAAGACCAGTTACGGTTACAACTCATATGTTTGGACATATTACTTTTGATCACTGGTTTCCTCTTTCGTCCCAAAAAATATTTAAATTATATAAGAATAGATGTATACAGCATGTTCCTATTGATGAAGATATACAAGAAGCATATACTAAGTTTATTTTAAATTCTCAGAAAAAGCAACAGTTTAAAGTCCAAAGTCCGGACCAACTTTTAAAAGCTTTGGTAGATAAAAATGATCAATACACTAAAATGATAGAAGATGAACTAGAAATTTCAACCGATGATGACTCTGATTTAGTCTCAGATACAGAGGAACCAACGATACATTAGTTTGGTATACCTCTAACCTCCCGGTTGACTTATATATTATATCACAAAAAGAGCAGTTTGTAAAGTGTTTTTTGAAAAAAAATGTAAAAAAAATGGTTTACTTTTATTAAAAAGTGTAGTATAATATAACATTATGGAGAAAAAAATGGCTAAAGCTAAAAACAAAGCACATTATGTAAACAATAGAGACTTTTCAGAAGCAGTTATGGATTACGCAGTTGACGCTCGTAACGCAAAAGAAAAGGAACAACAACAACCAAAAGTTACTGACTATATCGCAACATGTTTTATTAAGATTGCAGAGGGTCTTTCACATAGACCAAACTTTGTAAGATATACATATCGCGAAGAAATGGTAATGGATGCAGTAGAAAATTGTTTAAGGGCTATTGGTAATTATAATATTGAGGCAGCAACAAGAACAGGAAAACCTAACGCGTTTTCTTACTTTACTCAAATATGTTACTATGCCTTTATACGAAGAATTACCAAAGAAAAGAAACAACAAGACATTAAATTTAGATTTATTGAGAAAATGGGTATTGAAGATTTTGTACAAATGGGTATGGATAACGAAGGTGCAGAACAAACACTAGCGTATGTAGACACTTTGAGAACTAGAATATCTCAAGTGAAAGCAAAAGATACCGCAATAAAAGATTTCGCGAAGGAGGAAAAAGCCAAGAAAGAGAAATTAGAACTCTTTATGGTTTAATTATGAAAGTTGCTATATTGAACGACACTCATTGTGGTGTCCGTAATTCGTCAGATATATTCTTAAAGTATCATGAAAGGTTTTATAATGAAATATTCTTTCCTTATTTAAAAGAACATAATATAAAGAACATTCTTCACTTAGGTGATTATTATGAACATAGAAAATTCGTCAACTTCAAAGCGCTTAATGCGAATCGCAAGCATTTCCTTGAGCCTATGCGTGATATGGGTATCACTATGGACATTATACCAGGGAACCACGACGTCTATTTCAAGAATACCAATGAGTTATGCTCACTTAAGGAATTACTCGGTTACTTTACCACGAATGTAAATATCATTATGAAACCTACAGTCCTGGATTATGATGGACTAGGTGTTGCAGTTATTCCTTGGATTAATAATTCAAACTATCAAGAATATACTAAATTTGCCATGACTTGTAATGCACCTATTTTAGGCGCGCATTTAGAGTTAAAAGGTTTTGATATGATGGCTGGAATACCTAACCCACATGGTATGAATGCCGATGTTTTCTCCAGATTTGAAATGGTATTATCTGGACATTTTCATACTAAATCAAGTCAGGGTAATGTACATTACTTAGGTTCTCAGATGGAGTTTACTTGGGCAGATGTAGATGATCCAAAATATTTCCACGTATTAGATACTGAAACAAGAGAAGTTACTCCAGTGCGTAATACTATTACTATGTTCAAGAAAGTTATATACGATGATGAAAAAACTGATTATAGTAAAATGGACGTAAAACAGTTTGAGAAAAAGTTTATTAAACTGATAGTACTAAATAAAAATGACCTATATATGTTTGATCAATTTGTTGACAGACTACAAAATATAGAAACATATGAACTTAAAATTGCAGAGTCATTTGAAGAGTATTTAGGAGAGAGTGTAGAGGACGATAAAGTTTCTCTTGAAGATACTACTACTTTACTAGATTCATATGTAGATGCTGTTGAAACAGAACTTGACAAGGATCATTTAAAGGTCGAATTGAGAAAATTATATACTGAAGCACAGAACTTAGAGGTAGTATGATACATTTTAAATCATGTAAATGGCAGAATTTTCTGTCTACGGGTAACGACCCTATTGAAATTAAATTAGATAAATCCCCATCAACACTCATTGTTGGTCATAATGGGGCTGGTAAGTCTACACTATTGGACGCATTGTCATTTGGCCTATTTGGTAAACCTCATAGAGATATTGGTAAAATGCAATTGGTTAATTCTATTAATCAAAAGAAAACAATAGTTGAAGTAGAATTTAGTGTTGGCAATCAAGACTTTAAAATTGTACGTGGTATTAAACCAAATAAATTTGAGATATGGCAGAATGGTAATATGACCAATCAGTCATCTAATATGAGAGATTTTCAAAAGTATTTGGAAACAAACATACTTAAACTAAATCACAAAAGTTTCCACCAGGTAGTTGTGTTAGGCAGTAGTTCCTTTATTCCTTTTATGCAACTACCAGCGTGGTCCAGAAGAGCAGTCATAGAAGATTTACTTGATATTAATATCTTTAGTAAGATGAATACATTACTTAAAGAAAGAAATTCAAAGGTCAGAGATAATTTAAGTGATATAACTCATCAAATAGATTTAGTCAATACTAAGATAGATGCACAAACCAAATATATAAAAGGTTTAGATGCCCTAAATCAGGACCAAATTGAAAAGAAACGCGATTCTATAGAAGTTTATAAAAAAGAAATCGATGAAACATTTGTTGAATCCAAGGACTTAGGTAAGAATCTAACATCACTTATATCTGAAGAAGAAAAGAACCATAAACATTTTATGGAAAGAATATCAGAAATCAAGTCCATGGATAAAGATTATAAGAATCAAATTAAAACTCTGGTAAAAGACGCTAGATTTTATGATGAGAATGATAACTGTCCTACATGTGAACAAGAAATAACACTTGAAATTAAAGACCAAAAACTAAGTGGTATTAAGTCTACTGCAAGTGATGTCCAAAACAAAATGGATATATTAAATAAAGAATTTAGTACTACCGAAAAAGAAGGTGTTCAAATTGGTAATAATCTAAATAAGTTAAGGCAAAGACAATCTAAAATAAACACGAATAATGAAAAAATCGCACTCTTACAGAAAGAAGTTGATAAGGTTCAGACGGAGATTAATACACTTTCGTCGCAAACAGGTGATACAGGATCAGCAAAAAAAGAACTATCAACCTTAAGAAAAGCCAAAGAAAAATCCACAGAATCTAAATTATCATTAGTAGAAGAAAGAACTTATAATGAAGTCATAGGGGAAATGCTTAAAGATACTGGTATTAAAACTAAAGTCATTAAACAATATTTACCAGTAATGAATCGTCTGATTAATCAGTATCTTCAAATCTTGGACTTCTTTGTCGCATTTCATCTCGATGAAAACTTTAACGAAACTATTAGGTCAAGACATAGAGATACATTTAACTATGCCTCATTTAGTGAAGGTGAAAAACAGAGAATTGATTTATCATTACTGTTCACTTGGAGACAAATTGCCAAACTTAAAAATAGTGCGGCCACTAATCTTCTTATACTAGATGAAACTTTTGACTCAAGTCTTGACCATGATGGTATAGAAAACTTAACAAAAATACTAAGCACACTCGAAGATGGTACCAATGTCTTTATTATTTCTCATAAAGGAGATATCCTTGAAAATAAATTTAGAAGTAAAATTGAATTCTTTAAACAAAAGAACTTTTCAAAGATAGCATAGGAACTACTGCGCTTGTAGCTCAGTTGGATAGAGCAACGGCCTTCTAAGCCGTGGGTCAGAGGTTCGAATCCTCTCAGGCGCGCCATATATCATCTGGTTATATGTATATAACAAATAGATATAAAAAATATATACTTTTTTTCGTCAAAACACTTTACAGACCTCCTTTTTTGTGATATAATGTATACATAAAATAAGGAGTACAAATGCTACAATACAATAAATCGGTTCTACCAAAATTACTTGCCAAAGAAAATATTACTGTTAAACACGGTAATTATTCTACAGCTTGGTTTAATATTAAAGACAGAGAATTAGGTCTACCTTTATGGAAAGATATGGGTAAAGATGTATATGACCTACTTATTGGTCATGAAGTAGGACACGCACTAGAAACACCTTATGAAGGTTGGCATGATAGTCCTGAAAAACTAGAAGGTTGTCCTAGGTCTTATATTAATGTAGTAGAAGATGCTAGAATAGAAAGAAAAATTCAAACTAGATATCCAGGTCTTGTTGGTTCTATGACCAGAGGTTACCAAGAATTACTAAAAAGAGAGTTTTTTGGAGATATCGACAACATTGATTGGGCTGAAACTAAACTAATTGACAAGATTAATCTAAAGACAAAATTAAGAAACCTAATAGAAGTACCTTTTAATGACGAAGAATTAGAGTATTATAACAGAGCTTGTACTACTCAAACCTTTGACGAAGTAGTTGACCTAGTAAAAGACATTTACGGTTGGACTAAAGACAATCAACAAGAACTTCTACAACAACCTGAAGTTCAAGAATCAGATAATAATAATAATGAAGACCAGGGAGAGGAAACTCCTATGGGTCACGACGATATGGAGAACAAAGATGAACAAGAAGAAGATACTGAAAATGAGCAACAATCATCTAGTGCTGAAACTTCTAATGAAGACGAAGAAGAAACAGAAGAAGATACCCAAGAATCTGCCTCGAATCTCCCTGAACATACTGAAGATGTTTCATTAACAGATGAAATCTTTAGAAAGAACGAAGAGAAACTTATTGAAAAAGATAAGTTAGGTAGACAGCCAAATATAATTCAAGAGTTACCTAAAAAGTTTAGAGATGCCGCAGTTATTTCATACAAGAAATTGGCCGAAGATAGGATCAGAGTTAGAAACAAACTTGATGAGGAAATTGCAAAAGATGATACATCATATTGGATTAAAACACAGTTAGAATGCCTTGATAAGGCTGATGCAGAGTATTCTTCATACATGAAAAGTGTTAAGAAATCTGTCCAAAACTCAATAAAAGAATTCGAAATGAAAAAGGCCGCAACACAATGGGCCAACGCAACAACTGCAAAAACTGGTACACTAGATGTTAATAAAATGTGGTCATACAAAACGAATGATGATATTTTCCTAAGGTCTACAAGACTGGCCGACGCAAAAGACCATGGTATGATGATGCTTATTGACTTCTCTGGTTCTATGTCTGGTTCAATGAAGTATGTAATGGATCAAGTAATGCATACAATTATGTTCTGTAAAGGTGTTAATATACCTTTTGAAGTATACGCATTTACTACAGAGGGTTGGAGACATGATACATCAAATAAATTTGATAATATCCCAAGCGGATGCATTCACATGGACGATTTAACAATGCCTTTACTTGTTTCATCTGAATTAAAAAAGAAAGATTTTGAAAATGCTACAAGACAATTATACTATAGAATTAATGACGAGTCAAGAAGAGGTTATACTTCACATATGTCAAGATGGGAAGAGTGGGGTTCAACTCCATTAAACCAGGCCTTAATAGTTGCTCATGATTTAGTTAAAAAGTTTATTATAAAACACAATATTGAAAAGATGAACTTTATCACATTTACTGATGGAGATGCCAACAGAGTTAGTAAAATTGATAGAGAGTATAAGTACGGAGAATATTCAAACGAAACAAAACTTATTGTTCAAGGTAAAGTTCTTGATTGCAGTAATGGTAGGAATTCAATGACTGAAGAGTTGTTAAAAAGTATTTCAAAAAAATATAATACTAATAACATTGGATTCTTTATGGCTGATTCGGCCAGTGATTGGAGATTTAGATTAAACAATATTAATTGGTCCTTAGATAATAAGTTCGAAGATGACTTTAGAAAGGAAGTTAATGCTGAATATAGAAAAAACAAGTGTGTAGAATTTAACAATATTTATGGTTATGACACATACTATATGGTCAAAGGTGGTTCAGTTTTGTCTACCGATGAAGATGATTTCGAGGTCACTACAGATGCTTCGGATTCTCAGATTAGAACTGCGTTCAAGAAGTTCGCAAAGTCTAAAAAAACAAATAAAGTTATAATGACTAAATTTGGGGCAGCTGTTGCCTAAACGAAAAAAAGTAAAGTTTTTTTCAAAAAACACTTTACATTGTACCAGTTTTATGTTATAATGGACAAGTAATTTAAAAAATAAGGAGTAAATATATTATGAATAACGCGATGAAAACCTCAACCAAAATAATCCTCGAAGAACTGATCAAGGTATTTCCTGATCAAACTGCTTTTAGGAAATCTCAAGTGATGGATACTGGAAAGAAATTCGGCTATACTGGCAAGGATTGGGATCCTCTATTCACTGCTGACAACAGGGTCAAGATTGGGACCTATGATTTTGCCAATCAAATGGAACCATTAAGAAATGCTGTGTCCAATATCCCACAAGAAACACCAGCTGGTGTAATGAAAATGCAATCAATAGTTAACGAAGAATCTAACTATGCTAAGAAAGACCCAACTTTTGTACCTTGGGGTTCATTCAATGACGTGGTTAGAATTATTAAATCAGAGATGTTTTATCCTGTATATGTTTCTGGTCTATCTGGAAATGGTAAAACTTTTATGGTAGAACAGGCCGCTGCAAAACTCGGAAGAGAATTTATCAGAGTTCAGATTAATCCTGAAACAGACGAAGATGATTTGTTAGGTGGTTTCAGATTGATTAATGGCGAGACTGTCTTTTCAAAAGGTCCAGTTCTAAAGGCTATGGAAAA